TTGGAATCGATTTGGAACAAGCTTACATGTTGGGCGATGGCGTCAACAAGCCTTTGGGACTGTATGTTGCAAGTGACAATGGTATTCCGACTTCTCGTGATGTTGTTGGTTCTAATACCACAACCGAAGTCAAAGCCGATACGATTTATGACATGCTGTATGCGCTTCGGGCTCCGTATCGAAAGAATGCGAAGTTTATGTTCCATCGGAACATCATGAAGGACATCATGAAGATGAAGAATCAGCAGGATGGTTACCTGTGGCAGCCTTCATTGGTTGCTGGCCAGCCAGATCATTTGATCGGCAAAGCAGTAATGGAGAGTGAACTTGCACCTGCAACGAAAACGGCAAATTCATACGTTGGGATTTGTGGAAACTTCAACCGATACTGGATTGCTGATTCGCTTCAGTTGGAGATCCAGGTGCTTAAAGAGCTATATGCTCGTGAGAACAAGATTGGTTATCTTGTTCGTCTGCAGACTGACGGTGCACCGGTTGATCCGGAAGCTTTTGTTCGAATGAAGATGGCGAGTGCATAGGATGGATAGAGCGGAGCAATCCGCTCTTTATTCCCTTTGGAGGTGAAAAATGAAGAAGATTAAATTTATTGATGCATACGCGGATCCCAAATACACTGGGATTCCTGGTGAAGAGAGAGAAGTTGACAATGTTACAGCTGAGAAACTTGTGAAGGCTGGAGCGGCCAAGGTGGTTGGAGCCAGTGAAGAACCGGATCCTGAAGGATCTTTTGTAGTAATTCACAAGGGAGCTGGTTGGTATACTTTGCCGGATGGATCTAAAATTCAAGGCAAGGACAATGCCATTGATGCAGCTGAAGCGATGGCTGAAGAATTGGGTGTTGATCCTGACTCCATTGTGTATCAGGAGGAAGAGTAGATGGATTATAAACGTATCGTGAAGCCTTCAGCGTTTCCGGTCACGTTTGAAGAAGCCAAGCTGCATGCACGGGTTGAACATTCAGAAGAGGATACACTCATTCAAGGAATGATTGAAGCAGCAACAGTATACTGCGAGAAGATCCAGAAAAAAATGTATGGCCGGCAAACATGGCAAGTGGCTTTTGATCACTTTCCAATGTATCCGGAGATCATACTGAGGAAGGCTCCATTCCATTCACTGAAGAAGTTTTATTATCGAAATGAGTTATCTGAAGAGGTGCTCTTTGTAGAGGGGTCGGATTTTATGGTAGATGATACTGGACTTTTTGCAAAGATCATTTTGCTGGAAGCCTTCAGGTTTCCAACAGACCATGCATCGGGTAATGCTTTCCGGATTGAGTTTGATTGTGGAAATGATGATATGGCTGACGTGGAAGCGACTGTTCGCCAGGCGATTTTGATGCTGGTGTCTCACTGGTACGATAATCGAGGCTCAGTAGTTATTGGTGTAGTTTCGAAGGAGCTTGAGTTTGCAGTATCAGCTTTGTTGGGACCAGACCGGGTGGTGAGTGTATGAGAGCAGGTGCGCTGAATGAGCGGATCGTAATCATGGATTTAGTGCGAAACTCTGATGGTATTGGAGGTTCAACAAACACATATGAAGCGAAGCTGTCCCTTTGGGCCAAGGTAAAGAAGGAAGGCGAGAAGAGTAGTATTTCCATTCGATATCGGAAGGACGTAGCTGAAGACCAATTTGTGTTGCATGATGGGAAGACCTACGAAATCAAGAATGCTAATGATCCAACTGGGCGGCGGCAGGAGATGATTTTGGAATGCGAGGAAGTGTAAAATGCGGGATCAGATTCATGTGAAGGTTGAAGGTGTTGAGCAGACTATTTTCAATTTTAAAAAGCTTGAGAAGCAGAAACAGGAAGATGCACAAAAAGAATTGAAAAAGGCTGCGCAGAATATCAAGAGAAAGGCACGATCAAATATCGTTTCGAAAGGATTGAAGCGAACTGGAGCCTTATACAAGGCCATAAGGACTCGGAAAATTGATAAGTTTTCCTTTCAGGTTTATGTACCTAAACGGGTGTTCTATTCGCGGTTTGTTGAGATGGGAACCAAGAAAACAAGGGCTCAACCTTATCTTCGGCCGGCATATGATGGTGAGGAACCAGAGTTTATGAGTAGGTTGACCAACCTGTTGAAGAAGGGAGTGTGATCAATGATCAAGGAGATTCAGGAAGCGATCTATCAGGCTTTAATTGGAGATCAGGTGTTGGTTGGGAAAGTCAAATCAATTACTGATTATCTGCCAAATGAAGAAGAACAGAAGTGTCCATTCCTTGTGATAGGAGATTTGCAGTTCACTCCCAGGAATACTTTTGGAACCAAAGGTAAAGAAGGATCCATCGAGATTCAGAGTTTTAGTGAGTATGACGGGAAGTTGGAGCTGATGGAAATTGAAGCAGAGATAGAAAGGATCCTGGAGACCGTACCAGTACCGACTCTGGGATTCTTTAACTTGGAGTTGGATGATGAACAGATCTTTGAAGATGAGCAGGACAATTCGTTCCAGTTGAATATGCGGTATCGGGTTGTCGGGGAGGAACAATGATGTTGTTTCCATGGAGAAAAAGAAAGCAGAAGCCGATTGAAGTTGACTGTCCTCATGATGATCTAGTGGAGTTGACGACATTTGGTGATGAAGTGCGCACCTTCCGTTGCAGGAAGTGTGAAGCGATTATCCAATTTGAGCAGGGGGTGGATGTATGAGTTTAGCAGCGAAGAATTTGAGAATCAAAACGGGATCCAACGCGATTACCGGGTTGAATGATGCGAGCTTCAATATCAATGGAGAGACCATTGAGGTGACAACTTTTGAGAGTGCGGGCTGGAAAGAGCGCATTGCAGGATTGAAAGACTTTTCTATGAGTCTTAGTGGATTTTACGAAAAAGATGATGCCGATGGACAAGGTGCTTTGAAAACGGCTTTGTTGAATGGTACGAGCGTTCCGGTTGACTATTTGGTCGATGGATCTTCTGGCTTCCGTGGGGACTATCTTGTTACCAGCATGGAGACCGGAGCATCACCTTCGGGTGAAGTGACTGTATCGTTCTCTTTGGAATCAACCGGTGCGTTGACGATTATCTAGGAGGGATTTGATGGAACCAGGGAGACTTGCGAAGGTGAAGGTGAGTGGAGCGCCAGTGCCTTTTGTTGATGAAGCAACAACTACATCTGATCAGTTGACCTTTCAAATCTCCACGGAAGCGAAACGGGTCCTGGATCTTGATGAAGAGGTTGTAGTTAAAGTTGACGGGGTTGCAGTTTCGTCGGGATTCACGGTGAAGCGGATTTCGGGAAAAGTTGTGTTTTTTGAGGCGGAGACTGGTGTTGTAACGGTGTCCGCTTCTTATTTGCCGTTATCGATTGCAGCAGAGTGTTATGAGTACTCATTTACTATTGATGCGGATACTCGAGAGACGACAGTCTTTGGAATGAATCATAAAAGACGTGAACCTGGGTTGCTCAGTGGTAGTGGGAGTCTCGGTCAGTGGTATACCGTTGACATGTACTTTATTAATGCATTGTTGAGTGGAAAGCCAGTAGTGATTGAGATGTATCCAGGAGATACAACGGATCCGGATCGGATCTTTGCGCTATTGGATTCTGATGAAATTGGAGCGGCGGTAGCGGATTCGGTTAATGAGTCTGTGTCGTTTTCAACTAAAGAGAAATGGATGTAGGAGGATGGAATGAATTTACGAAATAAGATTTTGCAGTGTTCAGATGTTGAGGAAAAATTGGTACATGTTCCTGAGTGGGACTGTTCAATTCTAGTCCGAGGGATGACGGGTGACCGACGAAGCAAATTGATTCAAGAATGTGTGAAGGTGAACACAAAGACGAAACAGAGCAAGACTGATCTAGAGAAGATGTATCCGATTATGATAATCGAATGCTCTTTTGACCCAGAGACAAAGGAGAAAATCTTTACTGATGAGGATCGTGGCGCTCTTTCTAAGAAAAGTGCAAAGGCTTTGGATCGTGTGTTTAAGGTGGCCTCAGCGCTTTCAGGATTGGAAGATGAGATTGAGGATCAGGAAAAAAACTCTTAAGCCACCCGGAAAGATTCTTCTACTATCAGCTAGCTGAAGAACTTGGTTATGCAAGTGTCAAGCGGATGCTTGAGGCGATGAGCAGTAGAGAAGTCTCGGAGTGGCAAGCATATTATTCCATCAAGAAGAAAAGGATGGATGAAGAAGAGAAGAAAATGAAAAACAAGTCGAAAAGCAAAGGCATTTCGACTTTTGAGTAGGGGGTGAGAGATTGGCGACAGTTGCAAGTTTGATGGTAAATATCGGAGCGAACTTAAGTAACTTCGAGAAGGGAATCAACAAGGTAACACGGAAGCTAGACCGAACCTCAAGAAAAATTGGCAATGCCGGCAAGACTATGACCAGTACCTTCACTGCACCAATTGTTGGAGCGGGAATAGCTGCCGCAAAAATGGCCGGTGATTTTGAAGAAAGCTTGAACAAGGTCAGTACGATTGCAGATGATACAGTTATGTCGCTAGATGAGATCCGATCAGGCGCACTCGAGCTTTCAAGCAGGATGGGTATCGCGGCAACCGATATCAATGAAGCATTGTATCAGACGATCTCAGCAACTGGAGATACTGTGAATGCTTTAAGCTATGTAGAAGTTGCAGCACAAGCTGCAGAGGGTGGTTTCACAGATATTACAACATCTGTCGACGGATTGACCACGGTTATGAATGCGTATGGATTGGAAGGGACTGCTGCTATGCAGGAAGTCTCTGATCAAATGCTGATGGCTCAAAACTATGGCAAGACAACCTTTGGCGAGATGGCAGCATCAATCGGCAATGTTATTCCAATTGCATCCTCATTAAATGTTTCAACCGAAGAGTTATTCGCTTCTATAGCGACACTCACGAAGAATGGTATTCAAACATCACAGGCAATAACAGGACTTAAGGCAGCTTATTCGAACATCTTAAAACCTTCAAAGGAAGCATCGGACCTTGCTGCTGAGCTGGGCATTGAGTTCAACTCAGCTCATTTGCAATCAGTAGGCTGGGCAGAATTCTTGGATGAAATTCGTGAAAAAACCGGCGGGAATGCTGAAGCAATGGCGACTCTTTTTGGTTCTGTTGAAGGATTGAATGCGGTAACGGTATTAGCAACAACAGGCGCTGAAGACTTCTCTGGGGCGCTTGATGCAATGGCCGATAGCGCCGGAGCAACACAGGAAGCATACGATAAGATGAATCAAGGTTTCAATGATACTTTTGGAGATATGCTTGTGAACCTTCAGAACCTTGGAATACAGTTCGGTGAAGTGATTTTGCCGTATCTTATGCAGGGCATTGGGTACTTGGAATCATTGGTGAACTGGTTCTCGGGACTTGATGATATTTCAAAGAAGATGATCGTACAATTTGCAGGGATGGTGGCTGTTGTAGGTCCATTGCTTCTAATTGTAAGTCAAGGTATAGCTGTGTTCAGTGCGTTGTCTACCCAATTCTATTATTTTGTTGCAATCATTGATATGGTGACCATGGGCATAGGTTCAATTTTTGCATGGATTGGAAAAGTAGTTGGAATTATTGCAGGTTCATTGATGTCTGGACTCCAAGCGTTGTTTGCATTCATTGTTGCCAATCCAATTGTTTTAGTAATAGCCGCAATTATCGCAGCATTGATATTGCTTTGGAAGAATTGGGACACGGTGAAGACGTGGATCCTTGAGACTGTGACAAAGCTGCGGGAAGGAGTTTCCCAGAAGTTCACTGAGCTCTCTACTTCTGTATCTGAAACCGTGGAAAAGATGAACAACTGGCTAACCGAAAAATGGGATGGATTGAAAACGGGGGCTGTAAGTATATTTGATGGAATTAAAACTGGTGTGATTGATGCGTTCGAAGGGCTAAAGACAAAGGCTCTTACAATTTGGGATTCCATTGGAAGTGGAATCAGAGGAACGATTAATTTTATTATTCGCGGAGTCAACACCTTGATAGCTGGTATGAACAAGATTTCGTTTAAGATCCCAGAATGGGTTCCTGGTGTCGGTGGAAAAAGCTTTGGAATTAACATTCCTAAGATTCCAATGCTGGCTGCAGGTGGGATCGTGACAAAACCAACTCTGGCCATGGTTGGTGAAGCAGGACCCGAAGCGGTTATCCCATTATCAAAAGGATATGGTCCAACGTCAGATGGTCCGCGACCAATTGTAATTTACCTTGATGGAAGTAAGATCTATGAGGGAGTGGATGAATCCTTAGGAGATCGGCTGCTTGGTGTTGGGGGTGTCTAAATGAAGGTTTATGCTGATGACATACAGCTGATGAATGTGGCCAAAGTCACAAGGAAGACTGTTTTGGATGGATTCGGATCCATTTCTGTAACGGGCTTTAATATTTCAGAGAGCTTGAAGTACAAGACACTACAGTTCTTTAAAGATTATCCAACACTTTTTGCAGTTGGCCAAGTAACTGATCAGAAAGAAACGGATGAGACAAGTATAAAGGCGGTATCGCTAAAATGTAGTGATAACGCCTTTTATTTGAAAAAGAGAGTTGTGGCAGAACGATTTGGGTCCGATGACAGCTATCAAGGAAGACCAGACTTGATTTTGAAATATCTGATCAGTCAGTATGTTCCGGAACTAACTACGAATTCTATTCAAGCTTGTTCTGAGGTCATTGATGAACTGTATTTGGAGTATATCTACATGAGTGAAGTCATGAATCGAATCATGAAGCATCTTGCTGACTGGCACTGGTATGTAGATGGAGAGAATGATTTTCACTTCTTTAAAGGATATGAGACTGATGGAATAAAGTTTGGAATGGTTGATGGTCGATACAATTTTCAGCTTAATACTTTGAATGTCTCTTATAAAGGTGAAGAGGGAGCAAATCGTATCTGGATTGTGGGGGCAAAACAAGCTTCGCCTGATTATATCGATCAGTATTTCAATTCAGATGGAGTGCAGCGCGTTTTCTCTTTGGCATATCTTCCGAACTATGCTGAGATCACAATTGATGGTGGAGATCCTTTGAGTTGGAAGCTATTGAAAAATGACGATGGGAATCAGGACTTTTTGATTGATAAGGAAGGAAAGGTGTTGAGCATTCCTGGCAACATTAATCCGATACCGATTGGACAAATCAGAATCCACTATCGGCCAACGGTTCAGGTCGTTGATTACTTCGAGGATCCTAAAAGTATTCGCGAGCATGGGCTTCTTGAAGCTGTTGTGAAGAGCAAGGATATAACAGATCGATTATCAGCCAGAAAGGTTGGTAAGGCAATGCTTAAACAGCAGGCGCGGGCAAAACGTATAGTGAGTCTGAAAACGCTGGAAGAGAGAAAGATTGGGCAAAAGTGTGAGATTGATATTCTTAACGATAAGTGGGATATTCGGGGATCTTTTTTGGTAAATAGTATTACTGAAGAAAATGTACCAGGTCATACTATTTATTCGATCGGACTGGAGGAATTATAGATGAAACTAACAGATGCTATGGCTAATCAGAATTCGAGGGTGACTGCTCTAGAAGGTGCAGACTTCAATTCGAATTCGACAATAGCCAGGATTACGAAATTTTACGGGAACCTGAAGGTCAGGATGAAGTTCAAGGTTCGCCGGCACAAGTATCATTTTGCATCAAGTGATCTGTATCCTTCAGAAGATCTATTCATCTAGGAGGTGGAGGGTTGATTACAAACGCAGGATTAGCAAGAGTCCTAGCCTTACTGGATCAGGACCTTGAGTACTTTGGTTTGGGAGTTGGGACATCCCCTGAGGCGGATTCAGAGAATCTTGATCAGGAAGCGATAAGAAAGATAGCTACGGCGACGATTGATGGAGATACTTTGATCAAGGAAGTTTATCTCGACGAAAGCCAGGGAAACGGAATCCACTTTACATCTGCAGGGATCTTTGGAGATGGAGCGACTAATGTGATTGGTACAGGGAAACTCTTTGCTGGAGCTGAGATTAATGTTGATAAGGATCAATATGAGTCCCTTACTGTGAGTATCGAAATCACGGTAGAAACGGAATAGGAGTGAGTCAATGAATTATAACAAAACGATATGGAAAGAACGCGAGGTTGAATTCCCAAATCGATATCTAGTAACGAATAATCCGGATGGTACGATAACTCTTACACCGGCATTCGGAACGTTAATTCAGGCGGGCACTCCTTTGAGCGTGTTTAACATGCAGAAGATCGACGATCAGCTTGAAAATATGGACTTGGTTGTATCGGCGGCAATCGAAGACAATGACGTTGTGACAAACAATAAAAATACTGACTATACTTGGACCGAGGGAAATCTGAGCAAGGTGGTTGAGTATTGGCCGGATGGTACAACAAAAAGAAGAGAGTGCGATTACACGTATTCAAATGGAAATCTCACGATCGCAGTCTCTAAGATTTATAATACTTCGGGAGTTTTGCAGAAGACGGTCACGAGCACTTACAGTTACACGGATCAAGATCTAACTGGAGTAGAAAGGTCGGTGATATAGATGGATGGAAGTGATGTAATTGCTGCTTTAGGCGGAAAGTTTAGCAAGTTGGAGACAAAGATAGATGCAATTTTTGCAAGTCTGCAGAGGCGAACTATTGAAACATGGAACGACTTTGCCGACTTTGGTGAATGGGTGAGAGTAAATCTTTTGAATTCAGGAGTATTAGAACTTGGTCAGCCAAATGGTGTGCCTTCATCGGATAGTTATTCATATAGTACAACGGAGTCGGTTAGCAATGGGTATAGCGCAGGAATTAAAGTAAGCTGTACTCAAGATGCGGTTCTGACAAAAGTTTCGGCTGGACATGAGAATAGCTCGGGATCAGGTATCTCAATTCGAGTCATTGATATCGCGGCAAAGAAAATAATCTATGAAAGAACTTATGCTTCAGACGATGTTAAGTACGATGTTAATGTTGCTCTGAAAGCCGGCAAGGATTATTACATTGAGACAAAAAACTCAACTGGGGGAACATTAACCTATCACGAAGATAACAGTGAATCCTTCCCGCTTGTTGTCGGGGCGTTAACTGTTTTAGGTACGTATAAAACCAATGATCCTATAAATGGTACGCCT